ATTAGTAAGAGAGAAACAAGCAGAGATGATTGCAAATGGTCTTGGTAACCCAAGACAAACTTTCGTAAGATTTCAAGGTAGCATCTAATGGGTATCAGAACTAACATTGCAAATGCAGTTATCAGAGTTTTAGGCTTTGGACAAAATGCAAAACAACTAAGAAGTCTCCAACGAGCATATCAAGGAGCATTAGTTTCTAGACTTACTTCCGATTGGATGAGTAGCCAGCTGAGTGCCGATGCCGAAATAAGGAATAGTTTGCGTAAGCTAAGAGATAGATCAAGAGAACTTGTAAGAAACAATCCTTATGCTAGACAAGCGAAGCGTACAACACAAATAAATATTGTTGGTACAGGTATGAAGTTTCAATCTCTTGTTTTGCAACAAAGAGGTGGCAAAAGAGATCAAAGAGTAAATAATTTGATAGAAGAAAAGTGGGCTGAATGGTCACAAGCAGATAGTTGTGATTGTGCAGGTAAATATAGTTTTCATCAGTTTGAATGGTTAGCAGCAGGTGCATTATGTGAATCTGGCGAGGCAATATTTAGAATTATTAGACAACCATTTGGAGACAGCAAAGTACCAATTGCATTGCAGATGATTGAAAGTGATTTGTTAGATGAAGAATATGATGACAAATTGCTTAATAAAAATAACGAATGGAGAAATGGTGTTGAAGTTAATGAGTATGGCCGTCCTGTCAGATATGCGATTTTAAATAAACATCCTGGAGATGCATATTACCTTGACTATTCAGCAAATAGAAAACTACACGTTTTTGTACCTGCTGAAGATATTATTCATTTATATCTACCAGAAAGACCAGGTCAAAACAGAGGTGTACCTTGGTTTCATAGTGTGATGGCAGATATGCATCAATTACAAGGCTATGAAGAAGCTGCTGTTATAAGAGCAAGAGCTGGTGCAAGTATTATGGGATTTATACAAAATGACCAAGGAGAGTTGATTGGAGATGATGTAGAAAATAGTCAAAGAATACAATCATTCGAGCCTGGCACATTTAGATATCTTATGCCAAATGAAAAGGTAACAGTACCAGATATTGATTATCCGTCACAGCAGTATGAGATGTTTGTGAAAAATAAAATCAGAAGATTTGCAACAGGTATTGGATGTAGTTTTGAAACAATCAGTAAAGATTTTTCTGAAACTAACTATTCAAGTTCAAGACTTAGTCTGTTAGAAGACAGGGAGCATTGGAAGTTCTGTCAAAAGTACCTTATAGATAACTTGCATTACAGAGTATTCAAAGAGTGGTTAGGTCTTGCAGTTTTAGCAGGTGAATTAGATTTTGGAGATTATGCTGCAAACTCTAAGAGATATTGCAAGCCAAGATGGACACCTCCAGCTCAACATTACGTTGATCCGTTAAAAGAAATAAAAGCGATGCGTGAGGCAGAACAGGCAGGTTATATGAGTAAGTCACAAGTTATTGCACAGACAAATGGTGGCGATTATGACGATATTGTTTCTGAGATTGCAAGAGAACAAGATGTCGCTGATAGTTTAGGCGTTACATTAGATAAAGATCTAGACTTAGAAGTAGAGATTGGGTCTGAAGGGAATATAAATATCCCCGCACCACCTAGCAGATCTAAGAAAACACGCAAAAAGGCTGAGTAATTATGGCAAACGTAAGTGGAACTGAGATTAATCTCAAACCAACAGATGGAATGAAGGCAGAGGCTAGGCGATATAAAGAATGGAAAAAAGAAGGTAGAAAAGGTGGCACTCAAGTTGCAGCAGTTAGAGCTACTCAAATATTAAGCGGTAATGAATTGTCTCCTGATGTC